TAAAGATATTTATTCGCTATTAGGATCCCCTGGTGGAGCACAGCCAAGAAGGTAGTTAGGAGTACTAAAACCTAATCTTAAATAAATATATAAAATGGCTGAAAAACAAATCCCAGCATCTCCAAATCCATTCAGTAGCCCAGCTGCTAATGTTGATTTGGTAACTAACACTACTTCCTATCAAGGTCTTCTTGATGGTCCTAATTCTGACTTGCGCTCACGCCTCTGGTCCGAGCTTGTAACTCGCGACGCAAGAGAGAAAAATGTATTCGCAAAGTTCATCGGCGGCGAAGGAAGCGGTAAACCAATCACTGAAAAACGCGATCTTAGCGCAGGCGGATCTGACAAGATTACTTTCACAACTGTTGCTCCTATCCGTGGACAAGGTGTACGTGGTGAAGAAATCTTAAAGAATGCTACCGATACTCTTGATTTCGGAACATTCTCCGTTGAAATCGATCTCGTTCGTCACGCTGTTTCCTGGACCCAAGTCCTGAAACTTATGAGATTCACCGGTAAGACCATTGACCAGCTTTCAGCTGAAGTCATGTCCGAGTGGATGTCCCGTACCGAGCAAGACCAAATTCAATATGCATTGCGTCAAATCTGCACCGCTAAAGGATCTTCAAATGTTCTTTCCGGATACGGAACAGGAGCAGGCAACGAGCTTAAATATGTTGACGGCTTAAGCACCGACATCATCCAAGAAGCTAAGCAAGCACTTATCGCCAATGGCGCTGAGCCAATGAACACTGGTGGAGACGAAAACCAAGAAATTCCTGGTTACTTGTTCTTCGCACCAGACGCATGCTTACGCCCATTGCGTTCTGATCCCGACTACTTGGAAGCAATTACTCAAGCCGACAGCCGTGGGCCAGAGAACAAATTGTTTTCCGGAAGCTATGCTAAATGGGACAACAACATAATTGCTAACCATAATGTTCTTATCGACACCGCTCGTGGACGCCAAGGTTCTCCATTACTTCCTACCTTCTACAACTTCGATACCTTGACTCAATCGGGTTCCGACCTTGTTATCGGTGGTGGTGACGGAGATTACACCGCAAACTTCCGTGGTGTATCCATTAACATCCCTGGTGGCGGAGGAGAAACCTTCGCAATCGATGAGGGGGATAATTACATCTTGGCTATCGATACAGCAGGTGCATACAAACTGTATGAATACACCGTTGGAGCTACTACTACTGTTAATAGCATAACCTTAACCGAAAAAACTGACACCTTGGTTGCGACCAAGACTGACAACGCATTCGCACAAGGTTCCTTATTCGTTCAAGCTAATTCGATCGGAACTCCTATCGGATACGCACTTGCGATGGGTAAAGACGCTATGTACTTCGCTAAAGGCAAGATCTACGGTGAGCAAATCTTCCATTACGACGACTTCGCCAACTCCGGAAACGAAGCTCATTTGAGCGCTGTTGGTGTTCAGTCCGTCTACGGTATGGCTGCTCGCAAGGACACACGTGGTCGCGTTCCTTCCGTACAACTCATCGAAGTTGTTCGTCAGGTTCCTGGCTTATCGTTGACCCAAGCGTAAGTTCTATGCCGGCTAGGATTTCTACAATCCAACCCTAAAACTTGGCCCCCCGTCCTGAATACTGGGCGGGGGGCTTTTTATATAACAAATAAAGTCATGAAAATTATAATTATTGGTAAGAGAGATCAAATGGGCACGACACCATCCATTCGCGTAAAAGGAATGAGTCAGGTGCGATACAATTTTATATGGGATAAGGAAATTAGACATTATGCCTACGAGCCTAAGAATCAAAAAGAGGTAGATGATATCTTTCGGACTCAGGGAAGACTTTATAAAACCATGTTCTTTTCCGTTTGGCTTGCTCCCGAGACCGAGCCGGAAATTCCGGAAGCTAGACTCGTAAAAGAAGGAATGATCAAGCAATCATTGGCAGAGGTAGAGGTCGCAAGCACAAAGCCAAAGGCCAAAGGTCGCAAGAAGCAACCGGTAGAGAAAGAAATACAGCCTGCGTAATATGTTACAATGGCCGCCATTACATATTTAGATCTAAAAGATCAGCTTGCGTCCATGCTGGGTGCGAGCGAAGTTTCTGATCTTCCACCTATTGACCAGAAGCGTGTTGGTATGTGCATTAACCAAGCATACCGCGAATGCTACCTTCCAATTGATGGAAAGCGTCCAATGTGGGCACAGAAACGATTCGAAGTATCCTTTCCAGAAGGTATTCCTGGGGTAGAACTATCATCAAACATTGTATCGGTTGATAAGATTCCTGAGCTCTTAGGAGAGGGACCGCTCTCTCCAATGAAAGGACCGGAGGATGAGATTCGAGCGCGTGCTATATTTAGCTGGGACTTTCGAGCACCAAGCGGGAGAGGATTAAACTTTCCACAATTTAAAGATAATGAACCCGAGGTCGGTCGTCCAATCTGGTACTATTTAGATAGCCGAAATCAGGGAGAGGATGGAAAAGTAATCCCTCGATTATATCTCTATCCAATTCCTGATAAAGCATATGAGGTTGAATTCTTTGCTAATGTTCTACCTTCCGAGCTTGAACTAGATACCGATGAACCACGCATGCCATCTGATACCGTATGGGATATACTATTTCCTATCGCACAGGCTAAGATGCTCGCGGATCCAAGGTACAATGGAGATAACCGGGAAGTCTTAATGCGAATAGGGGAGGAGGCTAGAAAAAGACTTAGGACTTTGGTCTCACCTCAAAAGCATAAAGGTTCTCTTCGTTTAACCAAGCGTCCGGGCTGGTAAGTATATGAGCAGAGACCTGACAATCAGGCTGCTCGGCCGTCCGCAGGTATCTTCTGATAAGCGTACCGGGTTTAGCAAAGTATCTCGTCGCTATGTTGTCCAAGGCCCACGGGCTACACTTGCTGGTATTGTTGATTCTACGAACCCTTTGTTCTTACCTTATGGCAGTACGGACGAAGAATTTACGGATTACTATTTAATCGAGCAGACTCTTGCTCCCGCAAGCGGCACGCTTGATAAAGCATATCTTGTTCGCGAATTTTTACAGATTAGCACAAGCGCGATTCAAGAGGCGTATACACAGACCAATGATTTGATTCGTGTGCGCAAACGCTTCGCTGTTCTTCGCAATGATGATACGGCTCTCGGATACGGAACATTGTGGGCTAAACACCCTAGCCAAGCTAGTACATATGCGGAAGATCCCTGGGAGTATGCACCCGCATGGATAAGATCCGCTACTCCAGGATCTAAGAATTATAATGTCGATAATGCGGATACTGATCACGGATTTGGTACCGATATCCCGCAGGTCGGATCCGGAAGCCTTGGAACATTTGCCGGAGCTATTGCGAGCTCAGGGAATTGGATGGAAGGATATTCTGTAATGACCCAAGCTGGTTCCGGACTAGATGTATGGACGGTCGAATGGGTTACCCATGCCGCACCATACTGGATTCTCGGTACTGGGAGCGGGAATAGATCGAGATCGAGGACTGTCAACGTAGTTGATTTTGATGAGCAGGGTCTGTACTTAGTCGAATCTATCGCGTCATCAGGATCTGTAAGCTACACGACAAGGTCGATGACCTATAACTTTTTTGTTCGGGCTAATTCGATCCCATCGAATCTCGCGGAGATTGGCGGAGGCTCGGCGTCGGTAGAATTTTCTCCTTCTGTAGGCTACGACTTTACTATTACGGACAAAGCAGATATCAGCACACATTTTAGAACTCTAAGCAAAAACAGTGTGTGGGATGGTGGTAGCTCTTTAACTTTAGACGGAAAGAGTGTGGGGACTTTATCAGGCAATTCTTTAATTTTAGATTTTGATGCAGTCCCAACCAAAGAATTTTCAACTATAAAAGCATTTCAAGATTCAGACCTTGTGAATTTTAAAGGTACCCTAGTTAAATCTATAAAAGGGAACATTTCTTGGACTTCTACTAAAAGCTCTTACAGTTTTTCCTCCAGCTCAGGTACTTTCGGCCATACAAAAACATCAATAACTCCTCTATTTTCAAAAGGATCTGAGAAGATCTGGAAGGTAGCCATTACATATGTTGGAGGATGATCAAAAGTTTGAAGAGCTCGAATCTAAGCTCGCAGCTTTAAGCTCGCAGGTCGAAGACCTTGAGCAAGAGACCGAAGTCGATCCGTTCTTCGAGGACGATGTTCGTAGGGTAATAGACGATTTTAAAAGCCGTGAGCTCGCAGGTCTTGAGTCGGAGGACGAAGATTTTGATGATGATGAGGACTCTAGCTCGGATGATTTTATAAGCGTTCAGACTACAGCAGGTCCAAGCTTTAAAACTCATTGGATTGCTCCGACATCCTGCAATAATATGACCCGCGACCTTGCCCGCGATGCCTTTGTCCAAGGAGCCGCGGATAGGTATGGTACCAGCCAGCAAGTAAACAACGGAGATGTTCTTATTTTACTATGCCGCGAACCTGTAGCCGAAGAGCCGGAAGAGGGTAGCGAGGCCGAGGAGCCGGAGCCCCCCAAGAAAATA